ATGGATCAAACGTCGTGGGAGGCGGCAGAGAACGAAATCCGCGAGTGGACCAAGGCCGGGAAGATCGGCGCCGGAATGGTCAAGCTCGCGACGATCGAGGAGGCCGTGAAACTCTTCCTCGCCGAGGCTGAGTCGCGAAACTTAGCCGAGGCGTCTCTGAGGCTCTACCGCCGCTTTATCGGCCGTCAGTTGCCCGCTTGGTGCGAGGACAAGGGCTTCCGGTACGTAAAGCAACTGACGTTCTCGGAGCTGGCCGGGTTCAAGGCTTCGTGGAAGATGAAACCGGCGACGGCGGCGAAGAGGCTCGAACTCCTCAAGCAGTTCATGGGCTTCTGCACGGCGGCGGATTGGATCGCGAAGAACACGGCGGCTGACTTCAAGGCTCCGGAGATCGACGAACCCCCGACGTTGCCATACACGCGTGAGGAGATGGAACGGATTCTCTCGGCGTGTGAAACGTACTCGCATCACGGAGACCACGGACACAACCGGCCGGCGCGGATCAAGACGTTCGTTCTTCTCCTCCGGCATTCCGGGCTTCGGATTCAGGACGCAACCTGTCTCGAAACGGAGAGGCTCCATGGTGATGACCTCATGCTTAGGACGCAGAAGACGGGACAGGATGTCTTCGTGCCGCTTCCTCCTGACGTCGCTGATGCGCTCCGGTACCAGGCCACGAAGAACAGTAACTCCCGTTACTTTTTCTGGTCCGGGAACGGGAAAGCTCTCTCGGCGGTATCGAGCTGGCAGAGGACGCTACGGAAAGTTCTGAAGGACGCGAAGGTCTCGAAGGGTCAGAACATGATGGTCGCGCATCGGTTTCGCGACTCTCTCGCCTGCGACCTCCTGTCGAACGGCGTTCCCATGGAAGACGTTGCCGCGATCCTTGGGAATTCGGTCAAGGTCTGCGAGAAGCACTACTCCGCCTGGGTGAAGTCGAGGCAGGACCGATTGACGGAGAGGGTCCGGGCGACGTGGAAGCAAGAGAGGCCAAGGCTCAAAGTGATTCAAGGGGGCGCGTGATGCGCTCCCTTTTTCTACTTGAGTTCAGCGGTCGTCTTTTCTACCCATTCGATAAACTTCTCGACCTTATTCGGGTCGTCACTCTTAAACCACTCGGAGAGCTGGGGAGAGAGTTCGATGCCGAAGCCCTTCGGGAGACCGAACGTCGTTCCCATCGTGAGCATGAGTTCGTTCCAGGCATTGACTGCGCGGATTTTTTGGTCGCTGGACATTTCGGGAGGAATTCTAGCGCATCGTCAAGGCTCGTCCAGGTCGAAGAGATCGGACGCCGTGACGGGCTCGCGGGCAAGCCTTCGACACGCTGAAACGACGGCCTTGATGCACTTCCGGGTGGGCTCCATCGTTCCTTTCCGAATCCGGAGAAGGTGCTGGCGGGAGTACTCCGAATGCAGGGCGAGATGGGCGGGTTTGATGCCCTTCGCCTTCAGGAACGCTTCGAGCTTCGTCATGACTCCCTCACGATCACGGTGACGGCTCCGGCTATTTGAAGCTCCCCGGTGATGCTTTCGCCGAGGACAGGTCGCAACTCCCGGAGGCCGTGCTTCGCCCACCAGTGGCCGAGGTAGGCTCGGGGTCCGAGGAAGGCGACGACGAGCTCCCCGGTGGCCGCTGAGTTCCGGGGCTCGACGTTCAGAAGGTCACCCTTCTCCATATCGGGCGCGCGCCGGACCCGGTAGACGATCTCGTGCTCGTCGATCACTTCCGGTGGGATGCGGACGACCGCGCCGGTAACCTTGAGCGGTTTCCCCTGCTCGATCTCCGAATCGATTTCAACTTGAACGAGGTCCATAGCCACGGGCTGACCGTAGCTCGGAACCCAAAGGCGTCAAGGGTAGGTGCACAGAAGGGTGTGCAGTTTCGCCGGGTTTCTTTTGAAGTGACTCGCATCGGTTCCGCTCTCCCCGCCCAAACACTCAGCTTCCTTCCCGAAGAGTTGGAGAAAACCGGAAAGTTTGGCGGGGTCGAAAGGGTATGCGTACCAAGGTATTGCATTCGTCCACCTAGGTATGCAATGATCCGCGCCGGAGAATTGACGATGCCAGCAAAACCATCACGACAGCCCCTCGAACGAACCTCAGTGCAGCTGCCTCGACAGACGATCGAGCTACTCGACTCGTGGCCGACACTGAACCGGAGCGAAGCGCTCCGGTTGGTTGTTGACCGGTATGTTTACTTGGAGTCGGCGTCAGCGCCGCAGGCCGAGAGGATGGTGGACAAGTATCGGCCAGTGTTCCAGACGGCGCTCGCAGATTTGTTCTTCGATGACTTTAGGGTAGTGGCGAGATCTCTTCCGGCGATCGTGATGGGTGCTATGGCAGAGGAGGGTGTCCGAGAGGGCGTAGAGAATGAGAGGAGCCGGAGCGACGTACCCGTGATCGAATGGAAGCAACTCGAAAGTGAGATTAGTGCGCTGGACCCTCTGGCGCGCATCTGGATCCTGGAGTCCGTGGTGAGGGAGCGCCTTCGGGATGAAGAGCGCGAGGGTAGGTCGTAGGAAGGCAAGATGGAAAGCTTCGAAGATAGGCTGAAGAGTTGGACTAAGGGCGCTGACCGCGAGTGGGCGCTGGTAGTGTTCGTCATGCTGCGGAACACCCTTGAAGACGAGGTCGCCGAGGCGTCGAGGAAACATCTGCTCACGCTTACGTTGCTAGGAATCCATGCGGTGATCCAGATCGTCACGGAGAAAGTGTTCGGTCTTGGGAAAGGTCCGGGAACGACGAAGTTCTACCTTGAGCACTTCGTGGACGGGCCGACGCCTGATCGTAAATACTCGACGATCGCCGAGAAGATCCATCGCGAGCGGAACGTGATGGCGCATCAGGGATTTTCGGTCTCGCAATACGAGATTGCCTACGACTGGGGAGTGGTCGGTGGATTTGAATGGCGCGGAAATCTGCTCGCGATCAACCCGGACCACTACGTCGAGGACTACATCGCCGGGTCTCACAAGTACAGCAGAGTAGCAAAAAGGCTCATCTCAGATTTCGACATGGTGAAGAGGAAGTACGCGTACATTTGCGCGTTTCTCGATCTTCCCAAAATGGATACGCTACGGAAGCTGCTGGAGACGGTGAAGGACTTCCCGGACCTGGCGACGCTTAGAGCTGCGGAGCCGAGCATCCAAAAGGCGATTTTAGACAAGTACGGAATCGTGTAACAGGCGATGAGTGACGAACCAGAAGAGCCGGCGTGGGTGAGGCGCGGTATGGAGCGAATCGTAGACCTCGAAAGAGCGCTACTCACGTATCGAGCGAACGTGGCGGCCGCAAAAGCCGGATACCACGAAGATTTGGAGCCGATGTTTGAGAAGCGGCAGAGGGGTGAGGGCTCGCAGGAAGAGCTCCTCGCGGCGATCGATAGGGCAGATGAGAAGCTGGAGCGGAGAGTCGCCGAGGAAAACGCGATGTTGAAGCGAGCGGCGGACGATCTGAGCAAGGGTAAGACGGCGGACGACTACCTGTTACCTGCCAACTAGTACGGGCGTTGGCAGTGGGAGCAGTACGAACCAGCGAGCCTCATGTCGTTGGCCCACCCGGTCTGCTCGGAATGGCACTCCTCGCAAAGCAACTCAAGGTCGTTCAAAGTAATGTCCTCGCCGTAGCGTTTGTGATTGATCTCGATTCGCTTGTCGCTACCACAGCGTTCGCAGGCCGTGACTCCTTGTTCGCGTTTCGCGGCCATGATGTACGGCCGCAGTCGATTTATTAACTGATTGTGGTAGATGAACTCCGATTTCTCCATGAAGTGTTTTCCTGATTTATATTGTGCGACACCCTACCGGCTCCCCCCATTGAAACCAAAGGCAGGCCCCTTCTTCCTCTCCTTCCTCCTCTCATGAGGGTAGCCCACCCCTGAAAAGGTCAGGGTACTGGTGTTCCTCGGACATGAGCCGGAGTTGAGTCGAGTATTTGAAGGGCTAGATACCTTCCCGGAGAAATCCGGCGCTCTATCTAGCGAGCGATCCCAGCGATCTAAATTCGCTGAGTGATGGGTAGAGGAGTCGAACCTCTTTTCTCCGTTGCACCTCCGGGTGATCAGATCCGGCGGCAGTGCGGCCTTATCGATAACGACCGACCGTAGCGGGTCCTCTCCATTTCCATAAGATATTCGCACACCCATCACTCAAAGAACTATCTCGGTCATGCGCTGGGAGGCGGTTGGTAGAGGAAGCCCGTGAGACTTTTGGTTCTCACGCCTTTATCAGGTCCAACCATTCCGCCGGACCCATGCTATCTACCGCTCGCCTCTCAACGCACAACCATTCAGAGCTTGCGCCCTGAGAGCTGGCGCGGAGACATCCTTCCAACCCTGTGTCTCACCCCTTGGGTAGGGTCCGCGCGGACCGCCAGCTCTCAAGAAACAAAACTGCCCTGCGGATTGAGCGCAAGGCAGGGCTGTGTTTCATCGCTCAATCAGATGAAACAATAACCATGAGACCGATGTAATGTGCTCCTTTATCGTACCGGACGATCTCGTGGGCTTCAACGGGTTAGGGTGTGGATAAGTGGCTTCATCGTTTTTGCTCGTACGATGCGCTAGGAGCGTTTCAAGGTTCTGTGGGTCGAGAGCCGGGCTTGGAGAGCCTATAAATAGGCTTAGGGGCCTTAGCCGGGCTTCCTGTGGCAGTCACCTACCCACGATTCCGTGTTTCTGTCCCAATACAGGGTTCGCACGGGCTTCTTGCATGTCGAACAGACGTAGCGGGGCCTAGAGGATCTGAACTTCGAGGTTCTGCTTGCCCCAGCGGATCGCCTTCTTTTGGGCGTCCGGGCCGTAGCCTTGGAAGATGTCGAAGCGGCCGTCGAACCTCTTTGCTGTGCGGTCTTCACAGGTCAGGAGTTTGCCGGCGATTTTGACCTTCGATCCGAGAGGGAGTTTGCGGGGACAGGCGACGGCTCCGACGTACGCGGACCGGCCGGAAGCCATGATGCACTTCGGGGAACTGCAACTTTCAACGGAAGAGTAGGAAGTAACCCATGCTCGGATGGTAGAGGAGACTGATTGTTCGGCTCTGATGTCATATGAGGTCCGGGCGGTCGTTGTTTTCATCGGGCAGAGGGCCACGACTACTCCCACGCTCACCACGAATGTTTTGATGATGTTACTCATCGAGGCCTTCGCTCACGGGAAAGGCTAGCCGGTCACGGTTCAAACTTCGGACGGGTGACGATCGAGCGTCAGGCGCTCCGGGTCCTGTCGTCCGTGGATTAAGCCTAGCGCATTGAACGAGCGTGGCAAGGGCTGGGCTGGGGAAGAAAAGGCCCCTCGTGATTGAGGGGCTGAATGAGCATGTCGGTTCCGGGAGGGAACCCGAGGGAACTTCCGCGTGGTCTTTCCTCCTATTCCTTCAACGCACGCCGCTTGATTGCGGATCGTGGTAGGGATTCCGGGTTAAGCCGGTTGGAAATTGGTACACCCGCATTCATGGCACCTGCCTTTGCGGTGAGCCTTCTTGCCGTGGCCGCATTTCGGAGTGCGACACTGCTTCTCGGGAACGAAGGCGTTGCAGGAGCAGGATGAGCAGGGGCCGTTCGGATTCTGCTTCGTGTTGAGGTGAAGGCGCTTCAGATCGCCGCATTCACAGACGAGGACGCGGTGCTCGAAGCTCATGTTGCCTTCTTGCGTCGAGAGGTGGAAGGCAGAGAGGCTTGCGTCTCTTCCGGCTTCTTGTCCAGGAAGATGACCTGCGAGGCGTGAACCTCGGTCTTCCAGCGCTTCTGGCCGGATTCCTTGTCGTCCCATTCGGAGGTTCGGAGCGAGCCTTCGATGAGAACGTGGGAACCCTTCCTGAGGTACTGCGAAGCGTTCTCGCCGTTGCCGTTCCAGACGACGATCGAAAGCCAGTTGGTCCTCTCCTGCTTCTCGCCGGCGCCGTCCTTCCAGCGGTCGGTTACAGCAAGGGAGAACTTTGTAGCAGTAGTTGCTCCAGCGGGAGCGGTTTCCGGGTCTTTGCCGAGGTAGCCGGTGACGATGACGCGGTTGAGGTTGAACAATTGGGACACTCCTTTCGTTCTTTGGGCGGTTTGAGGTCAGAGAAGGGACCTTGGTACGGGTCTCCGGTCGTGCAGAAGTTGATGAGGGCCTGAGCGCCGCGCTTATAGACGACAACGGCGATGAGCTCCTTGTCGTTGTAGACGGCCCAGAAGCGAGAGTGGAGATAGCGTTCAAAGCGAAGCATCGCGCTCCTCCTTGGTCTTGAGAACACCGTCCTCCAGATAGATGGTGATCTCGGGTTCCGTGACAGCGGTGTAGAGCTTCTGAGGAAAGACGAGCGGGTCGTCGTCTGACTCTCCGGCGTAGCAATAGATCGTTGCTCGGCGGAACTGGACGCGGTGGACCCAGCGCTGCACCTTCTTGAAGCGTTCGTCCTTCTTGATGCGTTTCTGGTGAGCGGCGATGAAGTCCAAAAGCCAGTAGAGACCGTGAACCTGGGTAATACCGTTCACGCCTCGGGTGAAAGAGAGCGTGCTGGAGTGCTTGAAGAGCATGGGCGTACCTCGTGTCGGTTGTCAGTGAGCCCAGCGAAGGAGCGCGGGATGCGCTAGTACGCTGACCGCCGGGGCAACGCGTGAGGACGCGCCCCGGACCGTCAGAGTGCTATGCGAGGGGAACGGAAGGGACGGAGGGCTGTACCGTAAGGCCGAGGTTCTTGGCGACGATGTAGAACCAAACCTGCGCTACGCCGAAGATCGACATAACGATGGTTACTAAGCCGCTTACGTCAACATTAAAGTGACGGATAAGAACTTCGCCTGTCGCGATGATGAGAGCGATGAGGAACGAGAACAGAAACGCGCCCTGGCCCTGAATGACCGTGCCGGTGAGCTTCTTGTTGATCCATGTAACGAGTTCGGCCACGAGCGAGGCAGCGATGCCGAGAAGAATGGTGGTAAGCATTAAGAGTGCGTAGGAGTTGCGACCTTTACTTGAAGAAGGGCAGGTAGGACTTGAGGAGGGCGATGCGGTCGAGAATCCAGTTGCGCTTCTGGACCGGATCGGCAGGCATTGGAGTGGGAAGCGGAACGTCTACGGTCAGTTCAACAGCGGTCCAGGCTTCTTTGATCGTCGGGAGGTCGGAGTCGAGGAGATAGCCGTACCCGTTGCCGCCACCGTTTACGTTGTCTCCCCACCACGAACCGAAGGAGTTGGCGAAGCGGTACTTCGTCGGGGTGTATCCATCGAGTACGAAGAAGTGGCCGGAATTCGAATCGAAGGGGTACCAAGAGGCAGGCGTCCATGGAGACTTAAGGACAAGGACCGCCTTGTTCTGGTAGATCGCTTGACGCAACCCTTCAGGAGATAGGTCGGTCACTTGCGCGTAGGCTCCGATGCGGCGGGAGAGAGCGTCGATGTACGCCGCCTGCGGGATCTTCGTCCAGTCGGCAAACTCGGCGTGGGGCAGGGAAACGTCGGTGGGAAAGTAACTCTCCAAAGGAACGCCGTATCTCTGAAGAACTTGCATGATTGCGCGGCCGAAGGTCCCCTCTTGGGTTGGTACGCCGTCGATCTTCTTGCAGAGCGCGTAGACGAAGCGGCGGGAGAGCGGTGCGTTTAGAAGCCGCTTGATGTTCTGGAACTTGGCTCCAGCTTCGCCGCCACAATCTGGCTGGCCGTTCTGGTAGTAGACGGGAAGGAAGTAGTCAGGAAGGTTCGTGTCCGGTCGGACGACAGGGGCTTGGATCTTGCCGATGTCGTAATCCCTCTGGTCTTGCGGTGATTCGAGCCCTCCTAAGTTGTTATGTGGGTCTACGTTCATGAAAGCTATGAGGTTGATTTGATACTAGCGCGCTGACAGGAAGGCGCAAGGTCGGAGGCTGTGGTTAACGGGAGAGGCTGCGCGCGAGCGTTGAGCCGGCTGCGTCTTCTCCAGCCTGAATACTACTCAAGCTGCGGGCTGGCATGTTGATGGGAACGTGAACGCTGGCGTTCGGGGATCCTGCCTGAGGAGCCGGGAGGGCGAGCGTCTTCAGGTTCTTCGCGATTGGGTAGTCAGAGCTGACGGAGCGAATCGCAGTCGATGCAGGGTCGAACGACTTCTTGCGAAGCTTGTCGAACGCGCCCTTTACGAGGGTATCGGGGTTGTTCTTGTCGCGGAGATATTGGCTACCGAAGACATCCGCGGCACCTTCAAGCGGGTGGCCGGTGATGATCTTGCCGAGGCCGCGCGCCATTCCGATTTGCTCTCCGAGACCGACTGGTGCTGCGTTCGCGACAATGCCTCGTTGTTTGGAGGTCATCTCCTGAAGTTTTGAGAGGGAGCCGTAGGCCTTCTTCAATTGCGCTGCATCCTTGCCTGAGAGCTGACCGAGCTTCTCGTTCAGAGCGTCTCGAAGTGCGTTGCCTTCGTTCAGCACGTAGGCTTGGCTTGGATCACTCGCGGCGACTTGCTGGCCGACCTTGTTCTTTGCGTAGTAGGTGTGAAGGTCTGCGTTCACGGACTGCAAAGCGTCTTCAGCTTCGGAAAGAGGAATGTCGCGACGATAGGTTTTTGCGTAAGCGCGGATACGAGCCGCGGCAGAAGGGTCCTGGCGGTCGAAGCGAGGGTCGATGGAACTTTCGATCTTGTCCGCGATCGCGTTGCCATCGATGGTCGCATTTGCATTCGGTCCGAGTACCTGTTCGTACTTCTTCCAGACTGATTGCTTCGCGTTCTTTACAGCGTCATCAAGGGCTGCGACGGTATTGATGGGTTTGCCCGAGGCACCTTCAGCTTCGCGTACATACGGCAGCGCATCTTCAAGGGTCTTTCCGAAAGTCTCGGCCGCCTTGCCTGGGCGTAATCCCTTCGTTAGAGCTGCTTCGACCGATGGGCTTACGAAGTCTTTGACGCTTTTCAGGGCCGCCGAAGTAGTACCGAGCGCGCCTCCTGCGACGCCACCCGCCACGCCTCCAATGAGTGTTCCCGTCAGGGCGCGGGCTGCTACATTGCCGGCGGAAGCGTTGGGATCTCCGAGGCCGGATGAGAGTCCTTGCCCGCCGCCGACAAGTGCTCCACCGATTGCGCCCTCGCCTGCGGTCTTGAGAATTCGGCCACCGATACCGAGCTTTGCGGCCGCTCCAATTTCACCGCCTCCGAGGAGCGTTCCGGCAGCGTTCACGCCAGCACCACCCACGTCGGCGAGATCGCGTCGAGTGTCGCCGTACTGTCCGAAGGTCGGCACATCGCCGAGAAGAGGGACGTGCGTGGAGTTGCGAGGGTCCGAAGCCTTGAGAGCCTTCTGAAGTTCAGTTGCGTAGCCTTCATGATCCCCGGTCAGTTTGCGAAATACCGCAGTTCCGAGATGGAAGAGTCCTTGGTCTGCTTTGACGAGCGAAGCTCCGGCTCGCGCGAAGGGCATAGCGGCGTCCTTGGCGATGCCCTCGGCTGTGTCGATGGGATGAGCGACGGCATTTCCGAGTCCGGAGAGCAGACTGCCGCCGACGTTTCCGGCGAAGGAAAGCGCGCGTTCTCCGAGTCCCTGTTCTGGTGCTGACTGGTCGCTCGCGGCTTGCCCGTAGAGTTCCTCGAAGGACTTTCCGCCAAGGGGGTCCGTCGAGTCGGGCTGAGACGGATCGGCGGTCGCTGCATTTGCGACAGGCACGCCTCCGGCCTGTTTGATGGCTTCGGCTTCCTTCTGAAACTCGGCCATGCCGCGCTGCACGTATGCAGGTACGTCGAACTTCACGCCCTCCTTGTTCACGCCAACCTGTCCCTCGTACTTTGGACTGCCGTGGTTCCAGATCGAGAGAATCTGGTCCGGGTTGTAGCCCTGATCACGCAGAGACTTGATGTGGTTGTACGCGACGAAGTTTTGATTCGCGGGAGTGAGGGGCGCGTTCGGATCGCCGAGATACTTTCCGGCCCAGGCCTTCCACGTTTCCGGCATGAACTGGTATCTGCTGGCGAGTTCCCCGCTCTCGCCTTTGATGTCCTTGTTGCCCGTCTCGATGTTTCGGATCGCATGCGTCAAAGCAACGACGCCCTGGTCGAGGTTCGTAGGAGGTGGAAACGGTGAGCTGTCTGGCGTGGTCGGCGGCTCGGGTGTCAGGCTTCTCGTCGGTGCTTGTGGAGTGACTGGTACGTCCATGGGTTAGAGACCAGCCCAACCGCTTGGCGCTGATGCCGTTGAGGTGTTCGACGGTGAAAGTGATCGAGAAGTGGTCGAGGTGCTGAAGTTGTACGGACTGATGCGCTTCTTAATGGTGCCAATCTGATCGGTGAGCGAGCTGATTACGTTGTTGCCCTCGCCGCTGATACGGTCCAGAACCTTCGCGAGGTCGGCGGCACTGATGTTGTTCGGAACAGCAGAGTCAGCGTCGTTCGTGGCCTTGTCCGTAGGTGAGCCCTTGCCCATCAGAAGCCGCGCGTACTCGTTTCGGATCGTCGTGAGGGAGTTGTTGAACGCGGCGAGGTCACCAGAGCCGATCAGTTTTTTGTTCAGCGCGTTTTGATACTGATTGATGAGCGGAGAGTTCTGGTCGTTGATGCCGGCCTTCTTCATGCCGTTGAGGAGCAACTTGCCGTTGGCGATGATGGTTGGAAGTGAAGCTTGTGAGTTGTCGAGGCGGTTTTGCAGATCGTTCAAGGAGGTCGTGTCAGCGGTGACGGACGCTTTGCGCTGGGCAGGGTCAAAGTTGCCGAGACCGAGTTGGCCAGAAAGCTCGTTCGCTCGTTGGATGATCGGTGCGGTGTACTGCGGGTTCTGCGCGATCTTCGACGGAAGTTCCCCGGTCTGAAGATACTGGAGGGTGTAGGAATCGAGAGTGTTGGTCGGATTGAACGGCGCATTGGTGCCACCGGCCGTGGAGCCTGTCCCGTTGCTGTTGTCGAAGACGCCGTTCTGCTGTTCGTATTTTCCGGTCTTCTGGTTGTACTGGAGGTAGCTGGCACCGAAGGGAATCGAGACTGGAGTGCTGAGCTGGCGCTGGAAAGCGGAAGATCCTCGGTACTTCGCGAGCGCATCTTGAAGGGTGTCGTTCGGGCTGATCTTCGCATCGGGAGCCTGCAGCATGAGCTGACGAACGGACTGCTGATCCGGGGTCTGGAAACCGGCTTGCGCGCGTTGCTCTGCGTTCGTAGCGAAGATGGTCTGAAGGTAGTTTTGGCGTGCCGTAGTGATTGCCGCGTGCTCGTCGGTGATGAGCTTGTCGATGCGACTCGCTTCGTTCGTATTCGAGTTCGCGAGGGCGATGTCGCGGTTTCTCTCCAAGGTTCGGACGCGCTTGTCGGCATTCGCGCTTTCGAGACCAAGAACAGCGGCGAGGGATGCAGGGCCGAGGCTTCTGGCTTCCTCTTGATGCCCGGTCAGCGTTCGTTGGTTATCGGTCTTGGTGTCTTCTATCTGTTGTCCGTAGTCGGCGCTGATTCCCGAGCGTTCGGCGGCGCCGGCGTTTTGCGCCTGGAGCGTACGCTGGTTGTAAGCATCCATGATCGTGGACGACTCCGGCGGGTTCAGTTGCTTGCCGCCCAGGTAGCCACTCAGGGTTGTATTGCCGCCGGAAGGATCGATGCTCGTCGAGGAACCGCCCGCGCCGATCGCGAGGCCGTTGTTCGGTGTGATCGCTGGGGCTGCGCCAGAAACACTGAGCGGGTTTCCGTACTCGTCGCTCTTCGGGGTCCATGCTTGGCCGCCGTTTCCGGGGCCGCCGACGCCTGAACCTCCCATGCCCGCAGACAGAGAGGCGGTTCCTGTTCCGCCCATGCCGGGAGGAGTGAGTGTTGGGTCAGTGAGTGCCATGTTAGTTATCGATGATGGTTAATTCGGCGTACTTTCGACGCGATGGAAGCCTCCTTTTCAGGTTGTCTACGATCGGTTGGATGTGCTTCAAAGCAGTCCCCAGGTCGTCGTACTCGCCTGTCATCCAGAAGATGTACTCGAGAACGGAGTTGGCAAATGCCTCGTTCACGTAATCCCAGGTCCCCGACCAGAGCGGCGTGTCGGTCGCGTTCCCGGAGTTCGAGAAGATCATGGTCTTCGCTCCACCAGATGCGGCTTTGACCATGTTCAGAGAGTAGTAGGTGAAGGTGACGGGGGTATCCTCGGAAACGAAGAAGTTCTCGATTCTGAAGCCGGTCGAAGTGGTCGAACCACCGTAGTTCAACGTGACCTGAAGGTATTTGATGCTCGTGATCGTCGGCGTTCCCACCTTCGTTGCGGAGTTCCACGGAGACTTGATACGGGTCCAGAGGTTCGCGACAAAGGCGTTCCCGAGATAGTCCGAAGTCGAGGTATAGGTCCAGTAGTTCGACACGTCAGTTCCCCACTTCAAAGAGATCGATGAGAGGTTCGTTACCGTTGCAAAGTAGATGTTGAAATAAACGGCGGAACGGTTCTGGAAGCGGGAAAGATCAATGGCTGTAAAGGTGCTGTTCGTAAGCGTGCCGGCCGTCATTGAGCTGGAGTCGAAACTCACGGACGAACCGAGGTCGAAGTACTCGTAAGAGTCGGTCGCTACGTTCGTCACGCCGCTCGCTCCAACCCAAGTTCCCGTGTTGTTATAAGCACTGGCCGCGTTGATGACACTCTTGGTTCCGACGGCTTTGAGTCGGAGCGTCTGGCCTTGGGCCGTGGTTGAAATGGCGTAGCGGAGGGGCTTCAGGCGTTCGTTCGTCTGGTTGAAGTTCGTATCTGAGACGAGGGCGAAGGGGTCTCTCTGAGATCCTTTGTAGTACTTCATGCCAAGTGGGGCTTTGAAGTTCGAAGCGAGGGTGTAGCGATCAATTCCAGAGTGGTAGTTCAGTGTCTGCTCTTCGATAGAAAACTCCCAATCGTGCATTTGCTGCCAGACCTGAAGGGTGGCGTTGATCGCCCGGAAGCCTTCAGCGGTCATATCGACGCTCGCGCTGCCGTTGTCGCGGCGCATGTCGTTTATTCGGTTGTTGATGTCGGCGAGTGTTACAGCCATGAGCTTGATTTGAGTATAGAAGGTCGGACTTTGCAGAACCTGTGCATTACTTCTTCTTCGCGAGCTGGTCGTATTCGACCTCTAGGCGGTAAGGCTCAATAGCGTCAGTAGCGTTGACGTTCAGCGCCCATGTAAGTGTCCAGCGGAGGGCGTTCGTGTTCTGGAAGTTCTTGCCGCTTAGCTCGAAGAACTTGAAGCCGGTAGCACCGTCTTTTGCGTGGGTGAGCTGGAACGTTCCGGCGACGGCGGAGGTGGAGTAGTTCTTGTAAAACGTCAGAGTGAGCGTCGAGGCGGTTACGTCGGTAATGGGACGGTACATGAGGGTCGTGCTCTTGGTACGCGATAGCTTGGGAAGCTCCTTCACGAAGGAGGTGAGGGAGGCTGAGGTGATCATGCCGTTAAGGAGGCTGACTTTGGTGTCGTTGTAGGAGCCGTAGTAGTTGCCGTTGTAGTCGATAGAGAGGAAACCAGCAGAGGTGTTGCCAGGATTTGGGAGTTTGCCGATGAAGTTGTAGCGAGCTGGGTAATCGGGGGAGATGCTTCCGTAGGTACAGAAGGTCCCGGAGGTTATGGCGAGCCACGCGATTTGGCCCTTGTAGCCTGTCATCCCTCCCCTGGCTGGGAGGTAGTTGCCTGCAATCTCCGCGACGGGAACGAACTCGGCACCTGAGAAGCGCCGGATCTGGGTTCTGCCGGAGATCGTGTACGTGATGGAGTGGACGACGTTCAGGAGGAGGAAGAGCTTGCCGATGTTCGCCGCGCTGCCTTCGGCTGAGTATTCGAGGAAGAACGGGGAACCTGTGGTGAAGCCTGAGAAGTCGGCAGCGCGATTCGATACGTAGTTCCACTGGAACACAGCTGTTTCGAAGGCGGCGTTGCCTGTGGGGTCGTTTGGAACGTAGTTGAACTGCTGGCGTGCGAGAATCCAGCATAGGCCCTTGAAATTGAGCATGTCGTAGATGATCCAGCCGGTCGGTAGGTCGATCGCCGAGAGCGTGATCGTAGCCGGGGCCGTGGAGCCGTCGATCTTGTGAATAGACGAACCATCGGCGACGTAGTAGTAACCGTTGTCGCCGCGAACGATCGGGTGGGGAAAGCGGCCAAGTGGCACGTGGCCGGGAGAGTTGTCGGAAAAGTAGGTGTCGCTCTTTGTTGCGAGATCGAGAGTGAGGACGCCGATGTCCCCATCTGTGGCGTCGGTCCATGAGTACATCAGCTTCGAGACACCGTTCTCTTTGAAGATAGTGATGTCTTCTCCTACGAAGTGGGTGTGCCCCGCGTGACCGGTCGTGATGTTGCTGCCGATCGTGTAGGGCCAACCTCCTGTGTTGCTGAAGGTATCGGTGACGGTATCGATCTTGTGGACCCGCGCGTCATAGGTCGTGGTTCCCGCTTCGATTCCGAACCCGAACAGATCGGGGAAAGAGCTACCCGCGAAGTAGTTCACGACCTTGATGACCGGCGTGCGGACGACGCTCGCATTCGTGAGGTCGGCTCCGGCTCCGATGCCGACGCGGAGAACGCCAGGGGTCTTGATCGTGTCAACGGCCGTAGCGGACTGAAACGTATCGTCCGGGGCGAGTTTGGAGTTGTCGTAGACGGAGGTCGAGGACATCCCGTTGAAGTTGGTCCAGATGATCTTCGGCATCAGAGCAGAGGGAATGAGTAGTAGACGACGTAGAAGTCGATCGAGCCGGCTGTGGCAACACTGAGGTTCGCTCCGGTCGAGGTCGCGGTGGCGACAATCGACGTAGGGCCGGTTGCGCTGTACATGGGTCGGTTCGTGGTGAAGTCCGTCCCAACAGCGTTCTTGAAACCGGTCGTCGTGACGCTCTGGGCCGTGAGGAGCCCGGTCGAGCTTCCGCTCTTGCCCATCGAAATCGTGTAGGTGGCGATAGCGCCTCCGGCGAATGCTTGGGTGACGTTCGCGGCGACGGTCAAGATGATGCAGTGCTTCGGAAGGGAGAAGAGAGCAACGTCATTAGTCGTAGCCGCCTTGGAGAAGTCTGAGAATGTCTTTCTAATCACGTTCGTCTGGACCTGAGACGTGGGGAGTAGGTCTTGGATGATTCCGGGCAATGCGCGGGGATCGAAGGCCGCGGCCTGCGGCGATGCCGGTTGTGCATTGAGAACGTCGTATTCGGTCTGTTGCTGGTTGGGGTCGATCATGGAGTGAGGTCGTGGCTTATCCGGGTCATGATCTTCGCCGCGATCGTGTAGCCAGCTCGCGCGGTGTTCTCAAGGATCGAGAAGAGTTCGGTGAGGCCGAGGGCTGCGATGATCGTGGTCTCGATACCTGGAAGCGGAATCGCCTTCTGGGATACGAACCCAGCGGAGATGAGGAGTGAGTAGACGGCGATCTTGAGGGCGGTTCGGAGGAGTTTGTGGGACCGGATCGGCGTCCCGGTGCGATATGCCGCGAGCAACCCTGTCACGCTGTCCATGAGGATGAGGGCGTAGACGGCGAAGAGAGCGGAGGTGTTCAGGGCGTCGAAGAAGAACTGGAAGCAGAAGAGAGCGATACCGAACCAGAGCTTCAACCAGGGGAAAGCGCAGAGCCGATGGAAGACGTTCGCTAAGTAGGAGAGGTTTTCGGGGTTCATTGAAGGATTAGAAATTGGCTCCCTGGAACATGTTGTTTCCGGCAGGAGCGCCGGCGACGACGGGCGCGAATGAGGCTACTATGCCTCCATTACCGTTTGAACCGGTCCAGGTGATGCCAAGGCTCGCGCTCCCGGCGGGCGTAACGACGCCATTCTTGTCGCAGATGTTGCCCTGGCCGGTAGTTTCAGTTCCTCGGATCGTCGTGCCGCCAGAAGCGGATGCGGCAGCCGCTCCGTTCATGTAACCCACTACCCAGCAATTGTCAGCAACGGTGGTAGTGCTGATGGAAAGGCTGGTTCCGGTTGTAGCCCCGCCCTTGTTCGAAGAGTCGGGAACACCGGATTGTTGAGCTCCGGTGTACGAGGCAGAGACGGCTGATATGAAGATAGAGGAGCTGGCACTCACGACGACGTTGTTTGCCCCAGTTGCGGGGCCGACGAGATAGTAGAGATAGAACCAGCGATTGCCGCTAGTAGTAGCAGGGAGCGCGTCTACGCGGGTCATGGCGACGGAGTTGTAGGTGACTCCGGTGATGATGTCGTTGGTACTATCGCCCTCGATTCCGACGAAGAGAAGAAGGTTTGACCCGGTGCAGGTGTGGGCGTAAGTGAGGGATGAGCCTGGGTTCGCGACTCCGTGTGCTGTGGCGTCGAAAGCTATGGCCATTAAGCGGTGTAGTTGAGTGATGAGGTTCCGTAGTAGGTGGACCCATTCCAGTAGAACGCGATGATGTCCACCTTGCTTGCGGTCGTCGTGAGAGTTGGTGCTGTCCCGCCTGACCAATGGACGGTGGCGGGCCAGGTGACGGTACGAGAGCCGGTAGCATCCTGGGCGAGATAGAGCACGATCGAGCAGGGACCGTTCGGCGAAGTGAAGGTGAAGGTGCAATTGCCCGTGAGCGTTGCTTTCTGCTTGTTAGAGAGCGTCCAGTCGACCGTCTTCGCGGTTCCGGTGTTGCCGTTGTCGTGCTCCGTGAAGTAGGCGTTGAAGTCGCCGTGGTTCGTTGAGGATTGAAAGGCAACCTTGCCAGTGCCAAGCCCTCCCACGCGAAGGTCAACATTGGTTTCGCCGACCGGCTTCAGGAGTGGTCCTGTAGAACCCGTGGCGGCGTTCGTAACCTGGAGAGAGTTGACTGCAGAAGCTGTCGCGACGATCGAGAGCCACGCGTTACCGTTCGTGTCCGAAATCTGAGTGATGATCTTCGGAGATGTGAAGACGTTCACGCCTGTGAAGGTCTGGCCTGCGTCGGTCCTGGCAATCGTGGCCGAGGTGGAAGGGAAGGTCATCGTCGTGCTGTCCGTCCCGTCGAGCGTCAGCGATTTGTTCACTGTCAGCGTCTTCGAAGCCGCACCGAAAGCAAGCGTGCCGTCGTTAGTTGTTACCGTGAGGCTGTTTGTCAAAGTCAGTGACTTCCCATCAGTTCCGGCAAGGGTGAGGGAGTTTGAGACGCTCAGCTTCTTGCCGCTGGCGACGGCATCGCCGTAGTAGGCAGCGCTCCAAGAGGCTGCGGTAGTGCCGGAGGTCAGGATGCAAGTGATGACGGCGGAGGTGCTGCCGGCGAGAACGATGACGGCGTTCGCTCCAGAGGAGTTCACGGTAACCGCCCCTGTGCTGTTGTTCACGATGAGGAACTGCTGACCGAGAACGAGAGTTGAGGCGACGGGCAACGTGACGGTCTGCGTCGTTGAGCCCGTGAAGAACTGCGCGTACGTACTGCCAACGGTCAGAGTCGTGGTTCCGGCGGCGGTTGTGGTGGTTGTGTAGCCTTCGAGAAGGTTGTTGACGGTCGTGTTCGCGTTCGCATCTCTTGATACCAGCGTAGACGCGGTCGCGGCCGAGGCGACACCCGAACCGGTGGCAAGCCCCGTGATCGCGGGCGTGGTAAGCGCGGGCGAGGTCATGGTCTGGACACCGGTGAAGGTGTTCGCGGCGTCGGTGCGGGCGATCGTCGCGGAGGTTGAAGGGAACGTCATCGTCGTCGAGTCGGTCCCGGCGAAGATGATGGTGTTGTTGAAGGTCGCGGTCTTGCCGTCGAGGATCGTAAGCGTGGAGCCGGTGGCCGGTTGGGTGAGCGTGACCTTCGAGGCGGAGATGGCCGTCCCGTTCCCTTGCAAGGTTCCAGTGATCGAAGTGGAGATCGTGATGGCTGGAGTGGTGGTGGCGGTCGCAACCGAGCCGGCAAAGCCGTTCGCGGAGACGACGGAGACGGTGGTGACAGTTCCTGTCCCCCCGGCCGCGATCCACTTCACGCCTCCTGCTTGTGTTGAATCGGCGCTGAGGACTTGACCGTCACTTCCAACGGCCTTGATGCCAAAGGTTCCCGCGGCTGTGCCGGTGACGAGACCGCCTTTGGCTATCGCTGAAACGTCGGTACCAAACCCGCCGCGAGAGGGGGCAAGTGTCCCCGTCCATCCCATCGTGAAGGTGTGCGTCGATGTCGCTGAGCCGATTGAGAGTGTGACGTTGGTGTCGTTCGCATTTGCGAAGGTCTGCGTCGCGGCGGTGAGAGTATTTAAAGTGGTGATCCCTGAAATTGCGGCCGTCCATGCGGGCAGTCCAGCCGAGACTGTGAGAACGTTCGTGGAACTGCCGATGGGGAGACGCTGAAGGGCGCCGGAGTTGTAGTAAAGGATGTCGCCGTTGACGTAGGAAAGTCCGGCAAGGTTCTGGACGAACGCTCTTTCCGCTGTGGTCAGGCCGCTGTAGTTGATGTCGGGTGCGAGCATGGGCTAGATGAGGAGAAGGCGAAGGCCGGGGAACGCCTTTTGATATTCGGCTTCGATGCGCTCGATGGCGATCAGGAGATCGGCGCTCTTGCGTTGGCACTCGTCGTCAACGGACTTCTTCTCGTTCTGGAATTGGGCCAGCTCGATGCGGAGCGCGGAGGCACGAGTGTCGAGGTCAGAAAGATCGGACTCGCTCAATCGCTTCTTGGCTTCGAATTCTTCAATGATGTTTGAACAGTCGGCGTTTAGATGGTCGCGATGAGTTTCGAGGCTAGCGATCTCCACGTTGAGTTGCTCGATGCCTTGCGCGAGCTCCGCTTTCGCGTTGATGTTCGCCTGGAGCGTGTCGGTGGCGGTTAAGAGTGCGGTCTTCTTCTCTTCGAGGGATGCGATGTCCTCGTGCAGAGTGGCAATCGCGTTCAGAGCTTGCTGATGGTCATTCTTGAGCTGGTTGAGGGTCTCGACGTGCTGGGCTTGTTCGTCGCTCCGGGAGGCTCTGAGAGCGGCTCTGGCGGCCTTCTCGGTCTCGTGGGCTGTCTTGAGGTCTTCGAGGCGAGTTAGAGCGGTTGCAGCCTTTCTTTCGGCTGCTCTGGCCTCGGTCTCAGCCGCCTTCTTCTTCGCGAGTAGCTCTGAAAGGAGAGCTGCTTCACGCTGGTTTTCAGATCGTAAGAAGGCGACAGAGGCTTCGAGGTTCTTTTCTTCCGCTTGTAGCTCGCGGTCAACCATTAAGCCCAGCTTGGGTAGGCCCGGATCGCGACTGTTCCGGTTGGAGTTCCGCCAGTAGCTTTGACACTGATGCGAGCGAGTCCGGCGCGTACCGGTCGAAGAAAGGTCGAGTAAACGCCGCTAGCTGAGTAGGACCGTTCTGCGAGGGCGATAGCTACGGTTCCTGCGGTTGTGGTCTCGGTCGTCTCCTGAGCCCAGGTTGTGCCGCCGTCGTTCGAGACCTCCACTTTCATTTGCATGGAGGTTTCATCGCCTTTGGTGTAGCTGACTTCGATGCCGAGAGAGTTGTGGCGCTCAAAGCTCACCGTGTTGGTCCCAACGACGTAGGCATTCGTGAGAGCGGCACTCGCTCGGACGGAGCGTGGCTGTTGAAGTTCGATGTCGGGGTTGAACATTCGGGGTAGTGATTGGTTTAAGCGAAGCGGAGCTGGTAGCGCGGGAAGGTGACGGTGTTCGCCAACGTGCCGGTTGCCGTTGCGGTGATCTTCAACTGATCCCCCTGAGCGACTGCGAGGTTTAGAGCGGTCCCGGAAAGCGTGAGGGCGTAGACACCTTCTGCGGTTATCGCAGTTCCGCCGGTTACCTTCGTGGTGTTGATGCCTGCGGGAGTGGTGGCGAGCATGGCGGTCGAGCCTGCACCGGCCTGACCGAGGTTGGTGATGGTCCAGGTGATGTAGTTCGTGTCGGAAGTTGCAAGCGCGTCTTTGCCGCCGAAGTCAGCGGAAGTAAGAGCCCCTGTCTTCGGAGCAACCGCGTAGGTGCTGGTCGTGCTCGTGGTCGCGATGGTCGCGGAAGTCACCGTTACGGTTTCGGGAGCAGAGGTGGCGTGGAAGGCGGCGGCACTTGCGGTCCCTTCATTCACGTAGATCACTGTGCCGGTTGTGCCGTTCGTCTTGATGAACGTGCATCCGGTGGCGTAGCCGGCGTCTCCTGCCGTGGGAACGGTTGTTCCTGAGCAGAGTAGAACGTCGTTGTTCGGATCTCGCTGAAGGGTCGTGATTGAAGGCGTGCCGACAGTTTCGGTTACGCCGTCTAGACCGAGGACATTTACGTTAGAGGTTTGAGCTGATGGACGTGCTGTAGACATTGTTTGATGATGTTGGAGTACTTTTGTTCGAGGACTTCACGGTTCGAGAGATGGACCAGCGAGTATCCGGCTTCGAGGAGGAGCTTGTTCTTGGCTCGGTCCTGGTCGTGGCCGTCGATCTCGATGGCGATCTTGCCGATGAGGAAGTCGATCTCGCGGCCGAGCACCTTCTTTCGAAAGAGAAAGGGGATCCGATGAGCCTTGAGACTCTCGTGGAATCTTCGCTCGGCTTTGGTTGAGTTCTTGTTGTTAAGGATTTTCCGCATGTCCTGGGGCGAGAGGCTCGGCGGAAAGAGCGGTCTCGTAAGTTGGGAGGGTGTTCACGCACACCCTCAAAGCGACTAGGCGTTCAAGCCAGTGGACCAGGTGAGGTTGCGTACGTCGTTGAAGCCGTAAGCAAAGTCGCATCCGATCGAGTACTTGATCTCCTTCGTGTCGTAGTCGATGAACTGAGGGTCCATCGTGAGAGGCATTCCCTCCTTGTACTGGAGGCCGAACTTCGGACCGATGAGGTTCGTGTCGATCGCGCCCCATGCCGTGTCTGAGGTCAGATACGGGTTCGCGCGGATCTCGAACGAAGCGCTGATCGAACCGTCTCGGTTCGTAGTACCAGGCCGTTCACCTTTCTCGATTGACTTCAGAACTTCCTGCGCGCGGAAGTGGGCGGAGGAGTTCTTTTTGACGAGAATCGCATCAGGTGCGACGTCCAAGATTTCGCCGACGCCTCCCTTGATCGCCTGAGCGGTCTTGAGGGCTGCTTTCCATGCGCCGTAGTCGAAGCTCATGTTGTTCGTGGTGCCGTCAGTGATGACGTTCGCCCAGTTGGTGCCGCCGTCCTCACGGGTGTGGGAGGCAGACTGCAAGGCAACGCCGTCGCCGCCAGTGTTCGTTACGGAGTAAGCGAACGGACCGGAAGTTTCGGTGTAGGACGTGGAGGTCGCGTTGTTCAACACGTTCGCCAAGACGGTCTCGCGGAAACGCATGGCGTCTTTGCGCTCTTCGTCAACGAGTTGCGTGAGCTTGCGCGCCTGGACGCCGTAGCGCCACATCGGGCGGGTAACACGGATCATGCCTGCGAAGAAGCTCTGGGTGTAGGTCTGCTTGAAACCTTGCGCCGGGGAGCCTGCCGGAATGTTGCCGTTCTCTGGGATCTTGCCGAAGGTCGAGACGGAGGTGAGGGAAGAATCCTTCACGATGTAGTCAGAGACCGGTTCGGAGTAGTAGTAGTCGCGGAAGTACTCCTTCACATCAGCCGGGGACTTGATCCAGATCTCCTGAATGGAGAGGTCGGTCAGGTCGGCCGCGGCGTTGATGTCGAAGGGCACCGCTGTAGGGTTAGCGCTCATTTAGATGTTAGGTAGTTTGGCCGAGGGTAATGAAGTACCCGTACAGCTTTTTGTCTGCGGCTGCGCCCACGACCTTGAGCGGCATGAACACCCCGAGGTTAGTCGTGATGTCGGTGGAGGTATTGGCAACAGTCGAAGCATCGGTCATCGCTTGACGCTTGAAGAGCTGGTTCGCGGCGGTGTTGTTCGTGCAATCCACGATGCAGTACACGCCGGAGTTCAGCGGCTTCCATTCGGCAAGGGTGTCGGTGCTCGCAACCGCCTTTGAAAGGACACCCATCAAGGTCTGGGTAGTACCGACAGAACCGGTCACGGCGACAAGTTTCGCGTTCGTGAGGTCTGCGGCTACCAAGGAGCCTTTGACGGCCGTCAGGCTCGCTACCGTGCCGGTTAGGGTCGGGAGCTTGCCGTAAAGGGAGTCGGAGAGTTTGACCATTTATTTTTTGTCTTTGGTTCGCTCCTTGATGATCGCGGCGAGTTCTGATTTCGTCGATGCGATCTGTTCTTTGGAGAGATGTGGATATTTCTTCTGGAGACTCTCGGGAGAGTCCGTGTCATCGGTATCCGATGGCTGCGTTCCTCCTCCGAGGGATAAGCGGGCATTGGTGGCTGCTTCCGCTTTCGCGGCGGCTTTCCCTTCCTCTCTGGCCTTGCCTTTCTTGTCGTTCACGTCTTCCCAGACGCGGGCGAGCAAGGCTCGGTAGGTCACGAGGTTGTTCGGCTGCTTGTAAAGCTGAAACTCCTCCTGGACTTTGGCCCACACCTCGTTGTCGTCCGCTTCGGGGTGTTTCTCGAGAAACTCTGTGACCGCTTGCGTCTCGTAGGATCTGATCGTCTGTTCGGCGAGACGTGCTCGCTCGGCTTGCAGCTCTTCGGCTGTGACGAACCCCTTTTTCTTGGCAAAGGCTTCAAGTTTCTCTTCGTCCTCGGGCTTGAGTTCAACGGGCTTCGGATCGATCGCAGTTCCAACCTTCGTTTTGAGTTCTCGTAACTCGGTTTCGAGTGTCGAATACTTCGTCTCGGTGTCGTGTCGTTGTCCTCGTTCAGTCGCGATGGCCTTGTTCAGGTTCGCGATCTGCTCCTGTAGCTGGTCCACGGATGGGGCTACCGGATCTTTTTCCTCAGTTGGTTCAGGCATTTTCTATTAACAACCATTTGTGCCTTGCGCAACGTGCGTTCGGCTGACAAGGAGTGGCGTTCTCCCGATATAGAAAAAGCTCTCGTGAGGATCGAGAGCTAAGTGCCGGCTGCAACGGGACCTCCGGGGAACCGTTACTGCCAGAGCACAAACTGACCGAGATTGCTCTCTGCCAGCACTTAGCCCTGATCCCCGGAGATCTAGGTTTCTACTGTGAAGGTACGGTACCGACTTGATTGATTTATACCACCGTTCACATACTGTCGCTTTCGTTTTCTGTTGATAACTTGACCTACGCTTCGAGCATCTCAAACGCGATGCACCATTCGGAGTAGTCATGAGCCAAACGGACCTTCGCGTCACGCTCTAGCTCGTCGTCTTCCTCGGTTGGACCGAACTTATAGTCGGTGTTCAAGACGAGTTCGCGGACGGTCTTCACCTTGGAGATATTCCCGTCGAGGAGGTCGATGATGAACAGCTCGTTGTCGAGCTCTTCGAGGTCCTTTCGGAACGCCGCCTCCTGGTCGGCCGGGATGTCCCAATGGGTTCGGCCGTCCTTTTCGACAGTTTTGCGGCTGCCGTCCTCGTTCTTCTCGCAGTACTTCTCGACGAGCTGGCCTTTCAACCCCTCAATCTCACTGATTCGGGGAATGCAGAGGGCGACGAACCGGGTGCGTTCGCGGCTCTCTTTCCCCGCGAGAGAGAGTCCCTGAAGCCAGGTGCAGAGCCCGACGAGATGCTGGTTCTTGAGTGCTAGGTTTGCCATGGTTAGAGACGGACTGATTGGCGCAGCTTGAACTCGGGGACTGGCCGGTTCGTCTTCTGGAACGTGGCGATGATGTGAGCGCGGATACGCTCGCAGTGCTCGCGGATAACGTCGTAACTGTCGGTCGAGGAGACGGCGCGGGTGCGGCGGTCCTCCGGATGATAGGTCTCGAAGATCACCTCGCCGTATTGATCGAGTTTGTAGTGCCTCGGGTGAGTGCTCTCTGGGTCGATGATCGGACGCTCTTCGCTCGCGAGATCGGACAGTCGGGGAGGAACGATGACGGTGAACTCTAAACCTGGGCGGTCCTTCTGAGGCCTCATCTGAACTCTGAAGTCGTCGCCGAGGGTCTCTTCGACGATCTGGACGACGCGGGGGTTGATGTTCTCCTTGGATTGCTCCGCGGCCGCTACGTCTTCGGCAGTCTTGCCGTGCTTGAAGTCGTTCGCGCCGCCTGTTTCGATGCGGTCGAGGCGTTTGTCGGCTGCCTCCTGTTTTTGGCTGATCGTTCGGACCATGCCGAGGACTTCGCCCATCATCGCCTCCATGGAGGAAGGAGCAGGCGCAGTTGGAACGGCAGTGGTTTCCTCCGCTGCGAGCGTGGCGAGTGCTTTCTCGCCTAGCGGCTCAGCGTGCGCGGACCTTTGATGCGCGGCGAGGTTCTTGTAGTCCTTGCCGCACGTTTCGCATTTCTGCATTGATGTTGTATTGGGTTACTTGCGACGTGAACCACGGGTTTTAGACCGTGGCTTCTTCTTCAGCTGCTACTTCTTCCGGGCCGGCAGGTTCAATGGCCGCTTCCTCGGCTTCAGGTACTTCAACAGCCGGAGCCACAACCGCAGCGGCTTGCTCGGCGGCTTCCTCCTGGACCTCGGGGACGTTCTGGTTTTCATCCATGTTCGTGTTGTTGTTGGTTACGACCTTTAGGTTCCTTTGAATATCTTTTTGATGGTGGGGTCTTTGCTTCGGAGCATCTCGGCTTCAGAACGGACCATGGCCATGGCGATCTCGCCAACCTGAAGCGTGATGCGGCGCTTCGCCATGCCGGTCTCGCGTTCGTTCTTGTCGAGCTTGAAGGTGACGTCGTACGGGATGTTCGTGATCTGCTGCTCGTATCGCTGCATGAGCTTCCGGCGCATCTCCTCGTTCGAGACGAAGTACATGAACATGTAGAGGTTGTCGTAGGCGAACTTGTGGACCTTGCCGTCAACCTTGACCTGGATTTCTTTGCACTCCACTTCGCCGGTCTCCTCGTTCGCGAGGAAGATCGGCCGGAAGTCGAACACGGTGCCGGAGTTCGGAGCCTTGATCTGCCAAGTTCGTTCAATTTTCTCTTCGGGCATATTCGTGGAGTTTGGCTAGTACGCGCTTCATGCCTTCCTTGAGTCCAGCGGTGTAGATCGCTGACTTCACGATCTCGAACTCGCTGTCGCCGATCGTGGCGTCTTTTGACATCGTGGCCATTTCGTCTTCGAGGATCGCTTTGATGGTCTCCTCGTGCTGCGCGACGATGAGGGCACACTGGGCACGAAAGTGCCGGTTCTCACGCAACAGCGGCATTCGGCATTCCGCGTGGTGTTCCGGTATCGACTGCGCCCGGAGGTACTAGCGTTTGAGATTGGGGAGCTGAGGAAGAGGGAGCGGCAGGGTCGGCAGTTGGTGCGCCGCCTGGAGCTGCTTTGTTCCGGTCGGCGAGCGCTGCAAGAGCGGGAGGAAGGTTCGGCTTGACCTCTTTCTGTGGAGGGTTCAGCCACGCATCAGGGAGCCACTTCTTCGGGTCTTTGTTGTGGGCCTGAAGGAGCTGTTCAGCCGGTTTCTTTCCGATCTCAGGACCGAGTTGGAAGATAGGCATGAGGAGGTTCGTGAGCTTGATGGTCTGGGCCTGTTCCACCTGGTCTGACTGAACCAAGAGCGAGTCCATATCGACGCTCACGGAACCGGACCACGCGAGCCATTCGGGCTTCACCTTGAAGAACGCCTCATGGTCTGTCTCGATGAAGTTGCCCTTCTCGTCCTGCTCAACGGCGAGAGAAACTTCGCGATACTGCTTCTTGAAAAACTTCTCCTCACCTGACTTGCCTTCGTTCTCGATGTAGTAATACGCCGGGTCCTTCTTCACTTCGTCGAGGTAGTCAAAGATGTCGTCTTGGTCAGCGATGTGCTCAACCTGAAAATCAGAATAGGTCTGCTGTATGAGAGCGATGCGGTTCTTCGCCTCCCATTCGAGGGCGCTCTGGAACGACTTGAGGGGGATTCTGAGACGCTTTAGAGCCGCTTCCTTGTCGAGGCCGAGTTCGAACGCGGTGTCGTTGCTGTTCTGCGCAGAGGGGTCACCTTCAACGGCTCTCGTGATGCCGGTATCTCTGTCCTCGTCCTGCTGGATCTGTGCGATGCGCTTTGGTGCTCCATCGTCAGGCTTCGGGATCTGCAGCCAGGTGATGTCTTTGGGGTTCAGGGTACGCCGGAGGACGCCTGCCTTCAGCCTGATCTCTTCGTTCTCGAAGTCCTCGGTCCCTGAGTAAAAACCCGGCGGGTTGATCGAGAGCAGGAGCTGGCGAAGGTCCATGTTGTTGATGCGGTCAATGAGGGATTCAGACCGCTCCATCGCCTCGATAACGCCGATGCCGTAGATGTCCTCGGCGCTTCGGAGGGACCAAAGGCCGGTGACGAGCGAGATGCGCTTGTGGTACTGCGGCAGGGGCTCCCAAACCACCATGACGCCGTTGATCTCGATGATGAACCAGTCGGTCTTGTAGTTCTCGTAGAAGAAGATCTCGGTCATGCCCTTCTTGTGTTCACGGGCCTGAGTCACGGACATGTTGCCTTCGCTTTGAGAGCTGCCGTAGATCGTCTCCTGGGTGTTGCCGCCGGAGTGGACGTACCTCATGTTCGGGAACTCAGCGAGGGGGAACGTGGCCTTGATGTCGTCGATGTGCCAGACCTCGCGCCATGCCCAATCGCGGATCGAGTACATGTCCTCCGGGCGTGCGGCTTCATCGATCCAGACGTTTCGGTTGTCGAGGTTCACGTAGCCGATGTCGTCCATGTGAGTGACGAGTCTGGATTCGTACCTGATGCGGCCGTTCGACTCCATGGTCTTCGGGAACCGGCCCATGTTCGCGATGATGCGGTTGTAGGTCCTGCCGACGAAAAAACCGCGCTTGGCGCAGTTGAAGACGGAGAGCTTGAACTGCCCGAGGCTGTTCGAGTTCTTCCAGGAGGCGTTCGCGAGGGCGCGGATGATCTCGCGGTTGCCCCGGAACTTCGCGATGTTCTCGTTCAGGACGTAGGTGGGATTGCGATCGACGAGGATGCCGAGGGCAGTCTGAACCTTGCCGTACGCGCGGTTGATGGCGATGGGGCGCTGGTCTACGTCAACTTCAGCCGGCGGGATGTCCGCATCGCGGTTGAAGTAGTTCTTGTCCCACTCCCGCATCTTCTGGTCGATGTTGATGCCGGAGACGTTGGTGCGGCTCTGGAGGATCTCCTGCTTGCGGCGGAGGTACTGCTTGTGGACCTTGCCTTCGGTGCCGGTCGGGGAGTAGTTGGAGCCGTTCTCCTTCTCCTCAGCCAGAGGCTTCACGTTCAGGGTCGTGGCTGGAGTAGCTTCAGACTGCTCGGTATCTTTCGATGAAGCTTTTGCGGAGGGTTTGGTGCGAGGCATCGATGGAGTTGCTTTATTTATAGCACGCTGTCAAACGGCCAATCGGCAAAGCTGTGGATTACGATAGGCGCATGAGCGAGCCATACGATTTCAAGCATGTGCTGAACGTTTCGGATGATGAGCTGATGGACCGCTGGAAGCAGACATTCAGCGCGAATGGATCGTTTCCGGAGGATGTGAAGACGGAGGTGCTCCGCCGAGCAGTGCTGAAGATCCACGAGTCGTCGAAACGGCTGGAGAAGCTAACGGTCGTTCTGATTGTGCTGACCTTGGTCCTCTCCATCCTCGCAATCCCTCCGGCTGTCGAGGTCATCGCGCGGCTCTTCCATCACTAGGCCGCTTCGCGCCCTCTGATCCGGTACCTCTTCCTCCCCCGCGCCTGCTCCTGACGATTCGGGAAGTAGTGAGCGGTCTGCTGGTCCCTGATGTACTCCTCTAGCCGTTTCTGAGCGTCACTCTTCGGAGTCGCCATCTTCGGAAGATGCTTCACGCCCTGAAGAGCCAACCCCAGAGCGATAACCCGGTCGTCGTGCTTCGAGCCTTCAGCTCCAAACCCGTGCTTCCCTGACTCCTCGAGACGGACGAACACCTTCATCTCTTTCAAAGCTTCTTCAGAGCGCACGTGAATGGTCTCGGTCCGAGTTGCTTCTTCGAGGTCATCGACAAGGATCGGCTTAGTAACCATGGTTGTCTTCCAACCGAGTGAGTAGCTTGAGCTGTTACTGGTTTTGTCGAAGTGCTCGCGGCGGTAGACGTTCGCGTACCTCGTCTTGACCCGGTTCACGAAGGCAAGGCCGTGGGCATTGACCTCCGGGACCATGAAGGCGTTGTTGAACATCTTGCCAATCGAGATGGCGTAGTCGGCCAGCTCGTCGGGCTGGATCTGGTTGTCGGCGAACTCGGCGGCTTGCTCCCCCGTGTAGGCGTTCAGGACCTCGATGACGGAGTTGTCTCTGCCGGTTCCTTCAGCCGGGTCGATACCCATGGTGTACCGGAAGCCTGGCTGCGGCTTCTCGTAGATCATGAGGGACTGGTACATCCGCTCGACGGGAGCCTGCGGCTGATGCTTCTGAAGGTCCGAAGGGTGGAACACGTTCCGACCGGACGCGATGAAGGCTTCGAGTGCGGTCGAGGGGTACTCCTGAACGACCTTCGCTTTGTGCCTGCGGACCTTACCGATGTAGAAGGCAAACTGTTCGGGAGAGAGGCTGCACTGCTGCCAAATCTTGGGAATGAGCCCGTACTGGAGCTGTAACGGCTCGTACTCCGCGATCAGCTCCGCGAGGGTCTTCCCGGTCCTCTCGACGTAGTCAGGGTCTAGGAACCACGCCAGGAAGTGCTTGCGGAACTCGGAGCGTGAGTCTTCCCAGGTGTCGTAGAAGTACCCGCTCATGCCGTTCGCGGTGGACTCGAACGAAATGATCCCGTCCTTGGGGACGGATTCGAGGATGCCGAGCATCTTCTCCTCGGCGCGCTCGATGTAGGCGACCTCGGAGACATGCAGGTTGTGGATTGTTTCGCCGCGAGTATCGAGGGCGACGAACACCTTGGAGTTGAGGGCCGGGAAGGAAAGCTCGTTGCGGTTGTCGTACTTCGCTACCGGACGAAGTTCCGGCGGCATCTTGTCGTAGGCCAGGCGGATGATCTCGAAGAGCTTCTGAACCTTGTCCCGCTCGTGCGCGATGAGACAGGCGTTCGCGTTCGGGGTCGTGACGGAGAAGTCGAGCAGCTCGACTGCCTTCAGGGTCGTCATCCCGAGCTGGCGGGCTTTGACGATGATGTCGCGGTCTGATTCTTCGGCGAGGTAGGCAACCTGGGCCGGGTTCGGCCGGAAGGTCGCGAGGCGCATGTCCTTCGTCTTGATCTTGTAAAGGTGGGACAGGCGCCAGAGACGATCGGACAGCTTTAGTTTTGCTTCGGCATCCGTCATTCCTCCGTGTTCACGGTGATCTTCTCGACGATGGCTAGGATGTCGTCATCGAGCACGAGCTCCATGCGCTCCACGAAGTTCTGCATCATGGCTTCGGCGTAGGGAGTGTCTGCTTGACGACGGAGACGAATGAGGGCCTTGAACCGTGCGGGTCCGCGGTTACCGCGAATGTGAATCGTTAGATCACGTCCCGGCATCCTCTTCGAGTTGTTGAATGACGGCCGGGATGGTCTTCGTGAGGTTGAGGTTGACCGACTTCTCGGGGGCGTAGGAGCCTCTGAGCTTGTAGGCCATGTCGAGAGCCGACTTCATCGCGTTACCGTCAGGCACGGTGAAGTAGACGTAGGCGTTCGTCATGAATCGCTTGGCCGAGATGAACGTGAACCCTTGGGACTCTACGATGGCGCGCACCTGGTCGTCGGGGAGCTTGTAGAAAAACGGTGTCTGCTTGAGTTCCTTCAGGCCGAGGAGAGCCGCGTGAGCTTGGCCGAGAAGATCTTCGGGTAGGAACTTGTCGAGAACCTCTTGGAAAGCGCGGCTCTTGGTGAGCTTGTCCGGGTTCTTCGCCGTCATTGGAGAGTAACCGGCCTCACGCATGGCCCGGCTGATGTTTCCACCGTTTTCCGCCGCGATGGCAATAGCTTTCGCCTGCTTGATCGAGGGCTTCCGGGGCATCAAAGGCTGGCGTCGTGGGTGAGGATCGCCTGGAGGACGACGCAGGCGAGGAAGCCGAGAACGAATCCGATTTTCATGGGTGGGGTGTGTTGGTTGGTTGTTTTGGAACGCCGTCGTGCTCGCAGAAGTCGGGACCGATCCGAAGGGAGTACTCGTAGCCTTCGCCGCAAACTTTGCAGACCTTCGAGGGATCGTGGATGCGCTCCCGGGTTGCTGCTTCGGCGGCGCTGATCGCTGTCCGGGCGTTTGCGATTCCGTCGAGAGAGGCCATGGCTGCAGGTGGGGTGTATCTTCAGCGTACCAGTCATGGGGAAAGCGTCAAGGCGGAAGGCTGTGCGTCGAGCTGGAGGAGTTGTGGAAGAGGTTGCGGCTGTCGAGAAGGAAACGAGCTGGGCGAAGATCGTGGAGACGGCGGGGAAACTGGCGGAAGAGTGGCGGATGGATGGCTCACTCGCGTGGTATCGGGGTCTTCCCGATGAGACTTTTGAGTTGAAGTCTACGTTGCACCGAGAGGTCGAAGAGTTCTTAAAGAAGCTCAAGCTTCAGCCGAAACCAGATGAACAGATAAATCTTCTGCGGTCGACGTACAAGACAGAGTATCGAGGCTTCCGGGCTTCAGCGTGGCCGTTGCTCGATCACGGCGAGAAAACAGATTGGGGCATCGTGTTCGCGATGCAGCACTACGGCCAGATCACGCGGATGCTGGATTGGACAGAGAGCTTGGGATGCGCGGCCTATTTCGCGCTGTCGATCTCATGTGACAAGTGCCATGACCCGAAAAAGAATGCTGCGATCTGGATGCTTGACCCGCAAGCGCTGAATAAGCAGAGCCAGGGGCGTGACGGGTTGATTGCGCTCGATAATCCTTCGGACATGGAAGCTGATGAGGAGAACGTGTTCGATGCTCGGTTATGGCATCCGAAGTATTTGACTCCTGGAAAAACTGTCCTGAGAACGATCGCGGTGCCCCCGGACTTCACAAATGCGAGGATGACCGCGCAGAAGTCAGCTTTTACGATGAGTGGCGATTCGTTTGAGCCGCTCGACAAGGAATTTCCAGCGCTCTTGAAATCGGGGCGTTTGCAAAAGTTCATACTAAGGCCGGACATGAGGAATGAGGTAGAAGCGTTCCTGAGAGCGGCGGGTCTAGATGCATACACGTTCTACCCGGATCGGCACGGGTTGGCGGTGCGACACAAGGATAACGGCCGATACCGTCTTGAGCTGATGAAGAAGCACATGGACAAGCTCAAGGCGTAGGGTTTCGCAGTTTGTTCGCTAACTCCTCGCCGACCTGGAGAACTTGGGTCGGGTACTCGATCGGTCTTACTTCTCCGCCGAGGTTTGCGTTGTCAAGAATGCCTTGTGGCATACCGGCGAACATCGCGCGCCTGCTGTTGATGATCTGGCGCATCGGCCATCTGTCGATGTCTGGTCTCGTGAGTCGCCATCGAAATTCGAAGGCCACGATGTCCGCGGCTTGGAGCTGCGGCAGCTTCGCGGGGTCGCCGTATGTCAAGGGCTCGAATCCAGGCCGGGCTGTCGATAGAAAATGGGATAGAGCTGCCATGTACGCCGTCGCTCTCCCCTGAAACTCACCTTGTTGCGAAAAGACGCACTTGACGCCAGTCGGCGCGAAAAGCTCGGGCGCCGCGATCGGCTCATTCGTCATGGTCAAAGCTGTGGCGATCGCGTTCTGCATCGCGTGGTGATACGGATCTTCGAGAGCCAAGTGGTCGGGGTGTTCGTCGTTCCAGTCAATGGTCTTCCACCATTCGGTCGAAATAACGAAACCAGTGGCGTGCAGTCGATGACGTTCGATCGTAGCCATTAAGTCGCCCAAGAGCGAGCGCCGCTGGCCTTCTGTCCAACCTTCAAATGCTCTGCGCTTGGCTTCGCAGTCCGTCATGTGAAACTGGCCGGGTGCGCCATTTGCTAGAACGACGCCGGCTTTGATGAGAGCTGCGTTCCACTCGTCTGCAAACCCGACCCACTGTTCAGAGGGAGCTAGGTACCCAGCCATGACGATCAGTGGCTTGTCCGCCGAGTGACCGCTTTCGTCGAAGTAGAGTTCCAAGATGCTCAAGGTGTAGCCTTCCGTTCCAAGTTTCGATGATGCGCCGCGCTGGGCGATGGAGTCAACGCGAGACCGGCTCCGGATAGCTGCACCACGGCCAGCATTCCCCGGCGAAGCCTGCGCAGATCTCGTTGTGCTTCTTGCCGGGTTCTACGTTCCGGTGGCAGCGTTTGCAGTGGACGAGGAGAGGTTCGGGCATCTAGTCGAATAGTGTTTCCGAGAGCCGAATGCCGCCTTCGGTTTTAGTGATCAGCCCATTCGTATTGAGCATGCTCAGGTAGTTCGCAAACGAGCTGGACGTGGGGGACATGTCGGCGGCCTTTGCAAGATCGTCGCGGCTCAGTGCATCGGGATGCGGGCCTTCGAGAGCCTGGAATAGCCGAGATGCGCCAGAGGGGAGTTTCTCCTTCCATATTCGGCGGACTTCAGCGAGATCCGTTGGCACTTCCGGCGCGGCACCACTGACATCGAAGCCAGCGGGAGTCATCGAGATCAGGTCCCCGTGCTTGCGAATGAAGCCTGAGACATTCAGGATCGAGAGACTGTTCGCGTAGGTGCTGCTCTTCGGACTCACTCCGGCGAGCGTAGCAAGCTGCGATCGGGTGAGCGACGTTGGATGCCGGGACGAAAGAACTCCGAGGATGTGGGCGGCCTGCCGCGGCAACGTGCCATCGGGCGCCGGGCGATCGGGCGACTGCGCCTTTGGGATGGCGGGAGGCTGAGGCGTTGTCACAAGGAACTGCGGTGCGGCGATTGTGACGGTCGGTACGTGCAGCACATGCTGGCCGCGCTTCACGACATCAGCCACGAAGTCCGTTATGCCCTTCACGCCCCGGAGGATGTCGGCCTCGCGGATCTTGAATCGCTTCTCCTGGTCCCTAAGCGCCGCTTCGACGTTACGCTTGGTCGCGGCTTCATCGGGCGCAGTTGTGCACCGGTGGGCCTTGAGCGTGCGAATCTCGTTCTTCAGATCCGCGACGGTGCGAGCTTCCTCGGCTGCCTCTTTCGGGAGGTCGCCAAGTTTTGGAAGCATCGCAAGGATTCTTTGCGTAGGTTTCGGCGTGGACGCCTTTGCGAGTCCGGCAGCTCCTCCCCTAGCGTGCGATGTTGAAACGTCGCCGACCTGAATCCGCTCAACGCGGCGCGAGATAGCCGGGCCAAAAACATAGAACTCGCCGGCTTCGAGATCTCGAAGGGAAAGCATGTCGGTCTTCGAGGTGAAGCCAAGTTCCTCGGATGCTCGCTTCATGTCGATGTCCTGCGAGCTCCTGCCGATCATCTTGTTGTTGCACTCGGCCGCCGAGTCCTTGTGGAGCTTCGAGATGCGCTGGGTAGCCAGCACGCCGCAGAAGCCGCGCTTGCGGCCTCGCGTCATGAGATCGATTACCGAACTCATAGCCTCGGACTCCCCCTTCTCCGGGCAGAAGACGTGTGCCTCGTCCACGATCACAAGGCAGGGATGCCACAGCTCCTTCGGAGCGTTCATCATCGAATCAAGAAAGAGACGCACGAAGTGCTTCCGTTCCTGCGGGTGCAGCTCGTAGAGATCGATGATCGCCGAGACGCCGAGTTCAAGGAGGCGCCTGGCTAGGAGGGCCGCGGATCGAGGATCAGCGGGCGTGTCGCCCCCCTTGCCGGCGAGGATGAAGTCATACTTCTCTCTAAGCGAAGCGAACTCGCCTTCAAGATCAATGATGATCGTCTGAACGTTTCCCGCTGCCTGCTCAGCGATCCGTCGAATTGCCCAAGATTTTCCTCCTCCAGAGTTGGCCTGCAGAAGCAGCCTCGTTTCGAGAAGGCGTGGCAGGTCAACGAAAGTTTTTTCATTCAGGAAGAGCCTTTTCATGTTCTGGGTAATTGGTGAGTTGAATTTCTGTTCGCGCGCCCTCCGGTTCTACGCCTCCGAACTTGAGCGTCAGCTCCGGCACGACCGCCCAGGAGTCATCCGCGAGGATCTCCGCATCGACCAGGAGGTCCATCACGCTCTCCGCGGCGTTCGAGAGATCGAACCTGCGGCGGGACTCAGCAAAAAGGGTGATAGCGACAGAGGCGCGGGCGATCGGCACCTTCGGGCGGAAGCGCCGAACCCTCAGCATCATCTCTACGTGCCACGTGAGGAATGCTTCGGAAGAGATGAGCCGGGGACGGCCGCCAGCGAGGATGATGCGCTTTGAGTTCTTCTTGCTCGGGACGCGGCCCGGAAGGGTGATCGTCACGAAAGGAATAGCGGCATCGTCTGCGCGCCCGACTTGCGCGTCTCGTAGTTGAACTCTTTCTCAAAGGCGGGTAGCTGCTTCTGGAATTCGAGGAGGGCGATGGTCTTCGATGACCGCGCCACGATCTTGTCGCGGAAGGTCTTTACCTGAGCCGGGACGACGATCTCACCGCGGAGGAACCTGCCGCCGTTCAGTGTGAGGAGCCAGTAGCCGCTCCTGCGGTTCTTCTCGTCGGCGTGCGCCACGAGGCCGAAGTAACGAAGCTTCGTGAAGTTCGTCCATTCGTCCTTCGTGAGTTGGAACGGCGCGCCTTGGAGGTCGGCCATCTCCTTTCTGATGTGGACGCGGTTCCGGTTGTAGTGCCGCACTGCCTGCCGGAACTTGAGGAGCGCGGAGATGTGGCCGGACTTCAACGTGTGAAGGGTCGGGGTGGTTCGTGCGCCGCAGTTCGGGCAGGTGTGTGGCATGGAGAGCTAGTTGGGTTTCATGGCTGAAGCGATCACCTTGAGCCGGGCTTTCGCCTTCGCTAAGAGCGAGGTGGGGTAGTAGTCCCAGTTGTTGTCGTCCCAATCGAAGGCGTCAAGCGTGAGGATTCTCGGACCCCCGAAGTGAAGGGAGCTGTCGATGAGAACGATGATGCTCTTATCGAAGCCAACGTATTCGAGCGGGTCGCCGCAATACGAGTGATCTTTGATTCGCTCGGTCGGGGCTGTTCTGGTGATGATGTCGCTCTCTTTGAATTGAGATAAGCGCATGTGGTTGTGTGATGAGAGGGGCAGGCCGATACCTGCCCCGTGGGGTGAGTGATCTAGAAGGGCGGGTTGTCGGAGGCGTCGCCGTTCCTGGCATCGTGCCGGGCAACCTCCGCGTCGAGGTCAACGATGGAATCGAGGACGCTTGGGTCGCCGTCCGCTTCGTCGGCTTCAACCTCGGTGGCATGGCCGAGACGCTGAACGCTCGTGTAGTTCTTCGGTCCGCGGCGCTTCGATTCGAGGATTACTTCATCGCCTTCCTTCACGTCGGCGAGCCGTTCGATGAGGTAGTTCGGCTGGCCTTTCTTGTCGAAGAGCGGGACGTTCCAGAGCTTGCGGACGCCATTCTCGTCAACGGTGAACTGGATCTCTTGGCGGGTGGCGCCGGTGTCGGGGTCTGAACCGTCTACGAGCTTGTCGGATACGAACGTCACGCGGTGTGGACCGGTGGAGACGATGCCCGTTCTTTTGCCGTTGTCGTCCGTCGTCTGGTTCGCGAGGCGGAGGCGAGGAATGACGTTCATCTTGTCCATCGCCTGTTTGGTGGTCTTCATGCGGCTTGTTCAATTGGTTGATCTTCGGCCTTTGCTTCTTCCGCCTTCGGAATCGAGATGCTCATCGGGTAGTCCTTCTGCGAGATCGTGACGCCCTCGGTTTCGTTCTGCCAGATAGCTTTTGTCGAGAGGAACACTCCGAACTTGTCGGGCACCTCGGTAAACTTGAACTTCTTCGTCTTGTTCCGTTTGTATCCGACCTGGAGGATTGCGAGCCGGGTGACGGCTTCCTGTCCCTCGGCGTGCTTGTAGGCGGATACCTGAAGCTCGTGTTCCGGGTGGACGTCGAGGCCGGATTTCACGTCGATGATCCAGACCTCGTCGCCGAGCTTGCACTTCAGGTCCACCGTTCCGGCGTAGCCGTCGGCGGAGTTGAAGACGACGTACTCGAACTGGAGAACTTCGGGCTTCGTTTCGAGGTACCAGTCGAGGAACGACATGACCGCCTCGTATTCGTTCGGCGTCAGCTCCTCCTCGTTGCCGGTGGACTTGTTGATGTACTTAGAGTCGATACTCACGGTGTTGCCAGCGAGGAGGTCGGCTATCGCGAGATGGATCTTCGAACCCTTGTCCCCTGCGGCGGACTTCAGGGCTTCTGCCTCGTCCCAGCCATGCTTGGCGTACCACTTCAGGAACGCCTCACCTTTCGGGTAGAAGTGAGTTATCCAAGTGACGGAGGGAACGAAGCTGTACGTCGGGAGCGCGGTCTTCGGGTCTTTGATGTCGCGTGCGTACCAGCGCTCATCGTAGGTGGTGATTTGGACGATGCCTTTCTCGGTGTCGGCCGTCCGGATTTCTTTTTTCATGAGAATGAAATGAGTTTGTTTTCGAGTAGGTAGAGGAGCATCTTTGCGCGGGCGTCGGCTTCGGTACCGGCATACTCGCTATACTGGAATATCGCCGTACCATGATTGAGGCCAACTCTGTAATTTCCGTGCCGGCTTTCATTGCCGTAAATCGAGTATGTAACGCGATGCGAGTATTTGCGCTTCTTACCGCTAGATAGCGGAACATTGACCTCGCGGGGCAACATCTCGCCCAGTTCGGCGACCGTGAAGGCGGAACAATCTACTCCGTTACCATGGATCGAGCTGGCATACATCTGGGTGGTCACTTCGGCGGTCATAGAACTCAGGTTGGCGACGGACCAGACAAAGAAGCTCTCCTGCTTTACGCCTAGCTCCTTGAGTCTCATTGCGAGTTCTCGGCTTACTACTTGGTCTTCCAGTTTCATGTGAGTGATTGATATTCGGGAGAGTGCAAGGGAACCTGAGCGGTAGACCTTGCAGCGCGTGGCCAGGGGCGCCATCTCTCCCGGATGCTCGGGTAATTTCGACTAGGTTGATTTTTGGGACTCCATCGCCTTCGTGTCGTGCGAGTGCTCGGTAAAGACGATGTACTCGAACCGCTCTTTCAGAGCCTTTAAAACTCGGTCGGCGCAGTCATCACAGACATCGCCGCAAATAAAAGAGCCGTGAGAGCTATAGATAGAAACAGAACCGCGAACGTCGGACCCGGAAGCATAGCGGTCGCCGCAAACGTCGCATAGATAACTCGCTTCTTGTTTTGCCATGACATGGGTTAGTGTTTGGTGAGTGTTGATCGGCCTTTATGCCTTAACAATACTCCCCCTGAACCGTTCGTCAAGCCCTAGGAAAATCAAGGCTAAATGGCTAACCTGTTGATAACTCCATGGTGCGTTTTGCGGCTCGTATTGCCCGCATTTGCTTTGCGGCGGCTTTCTTACCTCCGGCCTTCTTTACTCTGGCGGCCCAGCTCCTCTTGCCCCGCAAGCTGGCGGCGGCTTTCAGTAATTCTTGTTCGTTCATGCCTTAACAGTAACGGTTATGAACCGTTCGTCAAGGGCGTCGCCGTCGCCCCGTTCTGCGCCGGTATTTCGCACGGCGTGGTGTGTCATCAAGGAACGAAATGCGCTCGACCTTGAACGGCGCAAAGTCGTAGGGACGGACACCGAGAGGCACTCTTCGGGAGAGAGCGATTTTCTCTGCCTCCTCCTCCGTCGCCGCCTCTACCGCGATGCGGTAGAAAGCGGCTTCGGACAGGACGATTCGATAGCGGGGCATGTCAGTTTTCTACTTCGGCGTCATCGTCGAGGGGTTGCACCTCACCAATGTCGAAGAAGGTATCGTCCGGGTTTCGCTGCGTCTCGTTCGACAATTGGAGTGCGATTTTCTTGGCTTCTGCTTCGTCGTCTGCTCGGACCTCGTATGAGTACACGAGGGTTTCATGGGCATAGACTCGATATTTAGGCATTGTTGCTGTGATGTTCCGGCGGGACTAGCGCACGGGCGATAGTTTTTCCATCGCACGTGAAGGCTGCGGCCCGCAAGCCAGTTCTGTCATAGGGGTCGTGGAGCGCAGAGGTAGGAGCGTGTCGTTGGTGGCAGGTCGATATAATTGCGAAGCATCGGCCTGCCGGCACCGGCGACCGCGACCGATCCTGGGCGCGGAACGATCCCCTTGACTGGACTGGCGGGGACGCCAGACTGAACGTGCGATGGAAGAAGTACGTACTCTCGCGAGAGCGAGATAACCCGACGACGCGCCGATTTTCTAAGTGCCTCCATGCGCCGTACTTAGATCGTGTTGCGTGGTGCCGTCGAGGGCACAAGGTCCGGTGATGGGTTACAGAGAGGCGCTAAAGGGGTTACAGAGAGGCTGTGTGGTTCTAGAGCATTGTGCACATTAGGACCCCTATTCAATTTCTGTGCGCCGCCTATAGTCAAAGCAGTCCTCCCACAATGACTGTGGAGGCTTTGACAAGGAGGCTGGCT